AGGTACACCTAAAGGTCGTAATCATTTTTATGAGCTGTTTAAATATGCAGAAAAAGATACTGATAAAGATTGGAAATCATTTCATTTTTCTTCTTATGATAATCCTTTAATACCAGAGTCAGAAATAAATGCTGCAAAAAACTCAATGAGTTCTTTTGCTTTTAGACAAGAATTTTTAGCTTCTTTTGAAGCAGCTTCTAGAGATATATTTAAAGAAGACTGGATAAAAATGAATGATGAAGAACCTGAAGACGGCAACTACTTTATAGCTGTCGATTTAGCAGGTTTTGTAAAAGTAGATAAAGATGCTGGTAATAAAAATAGTAAGTTAGATGAAACAGCTATAGCCATAGTTAAAGTACATGAAGGTGGTTGGTGGGTAGCTGATATTAAACATGGTAGATGGGACATTAAAGAAACTTGTGAGCAGATATTTAATGCAGTAACAGAGTATGAACCTACAAGGATAGGTATAGAGAAAGGCTCATTAAAAAATGCTGCTGCTCCTTATCTATTAGACTTAATGAGAAAGTATAATACTTTCTTTAAAATAGATGATTGTACTCACGGTAATCAAAAGAAAACAGAACGTATTGTATGGGCATTACAAGGAAGATTTGAACATGGGAAAGTTGAACTTAATAATGGTGACTGGAATAATCATTTTATTGACCAGTTGGTTAATTTCCCCAATAGCCAATTGCATGACGATTTGGTAGATGCATTAGCTTATATAGACCAAGTTCAAATAGTAGATGTAGTATTTGATGACATAGAAGAAGATTATGAAGTTCTTGATGTAGTAAGTGGATATTAACTAAGGAAATTAAAAATGGCAGAATATAAAGCACCTTCACAACTAGTCTCTTGGATACAAGGACATTTAGACGACTGGAGAGATAATAGAGATACTAATTATTTAGAAACATGGAAAGAGTATGAAAGACTCTGGAGAGGGGAATGGTCTCCTCAAGATAAAATGAGAGAGTCTGAAAGAAGCAGAATTATATCTCCTGCATTACAAGAAGCTATTGAAAACCATGCATCAGAAATTGAAGAAGGTGTCTTTGGTTCTGGAAATTCTTTATTTAGTATAGATGAAGACATGCAAGATAAGGATGGTAAAGATATACAATATATGCAAGCATATATGAAACAATGTTTTAAACAAACAGGTTTAAGAAAACAAGTAGGAGATATTATTTTATTAGCTTCTATATATGGTACAGGAATTGGTGAGGTAGTACTTAAAAAAGTTAAAGAGATAGTTCCAGCTACAGATGTAATGCAAGATGTAGAACAAGTAGCAGTTGGAACTAGAACAAAAGAAAAAGTTACAGTAGTTCTTAATCCTATTAGTCCTCAAAACTTTCTTATAGACCCTAATGCTACAGATATTAAAGATGCTATGGGAGTTGCTATTGAAGAGTTTGTATCTTCACATAAAGTAGCAGCTAATATGGAATCTGGTGTATATTTAAAAGCAGACTTAGGTGGTAATGCTTCTAATGAACTAGACTTAGAAGAATCATGGATAGATGAAGAGTATGACCATGATAAAGTTAAAGTTGTTAGGTATTATGGACTAGTTCCAGAAAAACTAATAGATGACCCTGAAGATGGAGTAGTAGACTTTATAGAAGGTGGAACAGATTTATTAGCAGAGTATGGTGATTTAGTAGAAGCTATAGTTGTTATAGGTAATGATAATGTTTTACTTAAAGCAGAGCGTTCTCCTTATATGATGGAAGATAGACCTGTAGTAGCTTATCAAGATGATACAGTACCTAAAAGATTCTGGGGTAGAGGCATTGCAGAAAAAGGTTTTAATATGCAAAAAGCTATAGATGCTCAGTTAAGAGCTCACCTTGATTCTTTAGCACTTACTACAGCACCTATGATGGGTATGGATGCAACAAGGTTACCAAGAGGAGCTAAATTTGAAGTACGTCCAGGAAAGACATTACTTACTAATGGTTCTCCAGGCGAAATTTTAATGCCCTTTAAGTTTGGACAAACAGATGCTTCTAATATGGCTACAGCTAAAGAATTTCAATCTATGCTATTACAAGCTACTAATACTTTAGATACACAAGGTAATCAAAAACAACCTACCGGTGGAGAACTATCAGTTACATTAGCAGGAGTACTTAAAAAGAACAAGAGAACTCTAGTTAATTTTCAAGATAATTTCTTAATACCTTTTATTACTAAAGTAGCTCATAGGTTTATGCAATTTGACCCAGAGCATTTTCCAGTGGCAGACTATAAGTTTGTAGCTAACTCTTCTCTAGGTAATTTAGCTAAAGAAGTAGAACAAGTACAGTTTATTAACTTACTTAAAACTTTAGGACCTACTAGTCCTATAGTACCTTTACTATTACAAGGTATTGTACAGAATTCTAGTTTAGACAATAAAGTAACTATACAACAAACATTACAACAAGCTCAACAAAAAGAAGTTGAAACTAAACAACAAGTGAAGCAAATTCAAATAGCACAAGCACAAGCTGGAATACAAGTACAACAAGCAGAAGCTTTAGAAAATCAAGCACAAGCTCAGAAAGCTCAAGTACAAGCACAGATGCTTCCTCAAGAAGTACAGGCTAAGTTAATGTCAGCTTTAGCTAGTAATCTACCTTCTGAAGCAGATGAACAAGCTGCTGAGTTTAAACGCAGAGTAGAATTAGCAGAGTTAATGCTTAAAGAAGCAGAGTTAAAAGTAAAAGAGCAAGACATGAAAGATAATAAAGAAATAGTTAAAATGCAAATGTTGCAAAAGAAGGCTTGACTTTTAAAAGAAACTATGGTATAATATTAGTATGGAAGATAAAGAATTAGAAAAGTACTATGAAGATAGGTTTACAATGATGACCACCCAAGGGTGGTTAGACTTAATTGAAGATGTAGAGAAATTACAAGTACAGTATAATAATATTAATACTATTACTGATAATGATTCTTTACATAAGAGAAAAGGACAGTTAGATATTCTTAACTATATACTTACTCTTAAACAAGTATCAGAAGAGACTTATAAAGAGTTACAAAATGAAGAAACTATTTGAATTTGAGTGTAAACAATGTGGTATTTTTGAAGACCTAGTTGAATACACTCAGACACATGATTGTCCCAGTTGTGGACAGGAAGCTAATAAAATTATTAGTTCTCCTTCAATACAACTAGAAGGATGGTCAGGGGATTTCCCAGGAGCTTTTGCAAAATGGGAAAGAAAACATTGGCAAGATTCCCACCAAAAATCCAAAAAGGCAAGTGAGGATTAGTCTCCTTATTAACCTTCCTAAAATGCTAAACGCACAGGAGAAATAATATGGCTGATATAATAGAAGAAGTAGAAGATGAAGTAATAGAGATTCCAGCACGGGAAGTAGCAATCTCTCAAGATAGGATAGAGACAACACTTGAAAAAGAACTTACTCCTGTTAAAGAGAAGATAGAAGTAGCTGAAAAACCTGAAAAGGAAGCTCTAGATGACACACCTGAGAAGTATCGAGGTAAGTCTGCTAAAGAGGTTATTGAAATGCACCAAGCTGCTGAAAAGTTGATTGGTAAACAAGGCTCTGAAGTAGGTGAACTAAGAAGGGTAGTAGATGACTTTATTCAAACACAAACTTCAAAAGAATCACAGACTACTGAAACAGAAGTAGCACCAGAGGATTTTTATGATAATCCAGCAAAGAATGTAAAAAGGGAAATAGACAATCACCCTGCAATTAAAGAAGCAAAGCAAGCAGCTTTGGAAATGAAGAGAAGTTCTACATTGACAAGACTAAATGCTGAGTATCCAGAGTTGGAGAGTACTGTACAAGACCCTGCTTTTGCTGAATGGATTAAAGGTTCTAAAGTTCGCTCTGAACTATACAATAGAGCTGAAGTACATTTTGATTATGACGCTGCTAAAGAACTACTTGGCAACTGGACTGAAAAACAAGACAGAATAGCTAATGTAGAAAAAAGCAGTAAGATAGATAAAGATAATCAATTGAAAGCAGCTAGTATTGGAAGTGAAGGAAATAACGAACCTGTTTCTAAAAAGAAATATCGAAGAAGCGATATTATTAAACTTATGCAAACAGACCCAGATAAGTATGATGCACTATCAGATGAGATAATGGCAGCTTACAAAGAAGGGCGAGTTATTTAAATTAACATTTTATAAAGGAAATTAAACATGGCTTATCCAACCCCAGCCGTCACTACGACGACAGCGGCTACCTTTATACCTGAGATTTGGTCCGATGAAGTAATTGCAGCGTATAAAAAGAACTTAGTAGCAGCAAACGTATTTAAAAAAATGTCTTTCAAAGGCAAAAAAGGAGATGTAATTCACATCCCTAAACCACTAAGAGGTTCAGCTTCAGTTAAAGCTGCTTCTACTGCAGTAACACTTATTGCAGGAACAGCTACAGAAATTCAAGTACCTATTAACAAGCATTATGAGTATTCTCGTTTTATTGAAGATATTGTAGAAGTACAAGCTCTTTCTTCACTTAGACGATTCTATACAGATGATGCTGGTTATGCTCTAGCTAAACAAGTTGATACAGACTTAGTTCAGTTAGGTAGAACTTTTAATGCTGGTGCAGCTACAGCAGCATACACTAAAGGTTTCATTGGTTCAAATGGTACTTCTCTGTATGTTGCAGGCTCTAATAATGAAGCTGTTCTTACAGATGCAGCTATCCGTAGAACTATTCAACGATTAGATGATAATGATGTACCAACTGCTGGACGATTCTTCTTGATTCCTCCATCAGCTCGTAACACATTAATGGGTCTAGACCGTTATACAGCTATGGACTTTGTTGGTGAATCAGGAAATGCTAACACAATTAGAAATGGACAAATTGGTAACCTTTATGGTATGCCAGTATATGTTTCTTCTAATGCTGATACAACTTCAGGTTCAGCAGCAGCTCGTGTATGCCTAATGGGTCACGAAGATGCAGCAGTTTTAGTAGAACAAATGGGTGTTAGGTCTCAGACACAATACAAACAAGACCATCTAAGTACTCTTTATACATCAGATACAATTTATGGTGTTCAAGAATTACGAGATGACTCTGCGTTTGCATTAGTCGTACCTGCGTAATAAAATTTATTCCCTCTTCGGAGGGGATATTTCTATGCTCACTATTATAATGAGTATAGAAATATTAATTAGGAGAGCAATCAATGGCACTATATAGAGGACCAGGTGGTTCAGGAGATGCAACTACAGATGCTAGTAGTCAAGCTACAGTAGCTACTGAAAAGGCAGCCGAAGCAGCAGCATCAGCAGTATCTTCAGCAGATTCAGCAACAGCTTCAGCAGCTAGTTATGACTCTTTTGATGATAGATATTTAGGTCCTAAAGGCTCTGCTCCTAGTGTAGATAATGATGGTAATAGTTTATTAACAGGAGCATTATATTTTAACTCCTCATCTAATGATTTATATGTTTGGAATGGTTCAGCTTGGGAACAAGCTGCTCTTACTCTTACATCAGCAAATATTGTAACAGCATTAGGGTATACACCAGTACCTAATACACGAACACTAACAATTAATGGAACAGCTTATAACCTTTCAGCTAATAGAACTTGGACTATAACTGGAGATAGTTTATTACCTAGTCAATCAGGTAATTCCGGAAAGGTATTAACAACAAATGGTACTACAACTTCTTGGGCAACAGATGCTACAGGAGTAGCTTCATTTAATTCTAGAACAGGAGCAGTAACATTATCTTCTGCAGATGTTATAACAGCTTTAGCAACAGGCTCTATAGCTACAGTAAAACTTGCAGATAGTTCAGTAACTACAGCAAAGATTAATGCTGATGCAGTTACTAATGCAAAGATTGCTGACGATGCTGTGGATACAGAAAATATAGCTGATGATGCTATAACAGCAGCATTAGTAGATGATGGTGCAATAGTTACAGCAGGATTAGCTACTAATTCAGTTACAACAGCAAAGATAACAGATGCTAATGTTACAACTGCTAAAATTGCAGGAGATGCAATTACTAATGCTAAAATAGCAGATGATGCAGTAGATACAGAGAATATTGCAGATGACGCAATTACTTCTGCTTTAATAGACGACAATGCAGTAGTTACTGCTGGAATTGCAAATGATGCTGTTACTGCAGATAAACTAGCTGATTCAATTAATACAGCTATAGCTGCTAATACTGCTAAGACTGGAATATCGTCAAGTCAGACAAGTGCTATAACAGCAAACACAGCTAAGACTGGAATTACAACTACACAAGCAAATGCTATTGTAGCTAATACAGCTAAAACAGGTATTACTTCTACACAAACAAGTGCTATTACAGCTAATACAGCAAAGGTAACTAATGCTACTCACTCAGGCGAAGTTACAGGAGCAACTGCTCTTACTATAGCTGACAACATAGTTGATGAAGCTAACCTTAAAGTAAGTAATGCACCTACAAATGGTTATTTTCTTTCTGCACAAAGTGGAGCTACTGGTGGATTAACTTGGGCAGCTACATCTGCAGGTTCAACTTTTGCTTCTGACATTACAGTTAATGGTCTTACAGTTGGTAAAGGACTTGCTAGTGTAGCTACAAATACAGTTCTTGGAGTAGGAGCATTAGATGCTAATACAACTGGGTCATTAAATGTAGCTATTGGATATGATGCTTTAACAGGTAATACAGAAGGAGCTCAAAATGTAGCTGTAGGTAGAAACTCTTTAAAACTTAATACTACAGCTATTGGTAATACAGCTATTGGAACATCAGCTCTTTCTGCTACCCTTACAGGAGCTACTAATACAGCAGTTGGTGCAGACTCTTTAAAAGCAACTGTAGGCTCTAATAATACAGGAGTAGGTTATCAAGTTATGCAAGCAGCTACATCTGCATCTTCAACAGTTGCAATGGGTAGAGAAGCTTTAGGTGCTGGCGTTCTAACAGGAACAGGTAATACAGGATTAGGCTATACAGCAGGTAAAGTTGTAACCTCTGGTACTTACAATACTTTAGTAGGGCATAAAGCAGGGCTTGCTTTAACAACTGGTGGCTCTAACGTAATGATTGGTAATGAAGCTGGTGATGAACAAACAGGTTCTTTACATAATACTGTTATTGGTGCAGAAGCAGGACAAAAACATACTTCTGGTTATAGTGTAATGATTGGTAGCCAAGCAGGTAAACTTGCTACATCAGCAAATGAATTAATAGCTATTGGTAGAGGTGCTGGTGGTGGTGCAACCATGACAGGAAACCAAAACATTTGTATTGGTAAAAATGCTGGATATGCATTGACATCAGGGCTTCAAAATGCTTTTATTGGTAACAATGGTGCAGATGCAGTTACTGAAGGTGTTAATAATAATAGTGTAGGTGCTGGTTCAATGCCTATTGCCACAACACCTGATGGCACTAATTCTTTTGGTACACAAAATCTTAATTATTTAA